AACAAAAAAAACAAATAGCATCTATTCACAAGCAGAGGTTGAATAAGTTAATTCTTAAAAATAATTAGTCTATACTTATAAATGGAATTACCAGTAATCGAACTTACCATAGATGACATCGACTTGGACAGAGTTGAGATGATTGCATTGGTGGACACACCAGCCATAATGAGAAACTGGATGGCATTCAATTCTCAAGAGACAATTCAATTCAAAGCAGTTGATTCAGAAAAGAGAATCATTGCTGGTGCTTTGATGATTCCAGACTTCAACATCTTCCGTGTGAAAGATGAGAAACAATTCTTTGTGAGATTCTCAAGGGAAACAATCGAAGCAATTGTCAATAAGTTTATGAAGGAAGGCAGAGTGAGTGCATTCAATTATATGCACGATGAAAAATCTCCATTGTCTGACATCTACATTCAGCAATCATTCATCATCGACTCTGAAAAGGGTATGAACACACCAGAAGGAATGGACATATTACCCAATGGGACTTGGTTCGGATATATCAAAGTTGACAATGATGAAATATGGAATGACTTTGTTAAGACTGGCAAGTTAAAAGGATTTAGTGTGGAGGGTAATTTCTCACAAAAAGAACAATTCAATTCAATTATAATGACAAAAATAGAAACAATGCTGGAAAGATTAGAGAAGAAATTCTTCTCATCTGATGAGGCAAAAAAAGTATTCGCATCTGCGAAATTAACTGATGGAACAGAAATCACTTACGAAGGTGAGTTGACAGAAGGCACACCAATAATGTTGGCTGATGGCAGTCCAGCACCAGATGGTGACCACACAATTGAGGATGGTACAATTGTCACAATTTCTGGAGGAATCGTGACGGCAATTGCCAAGCCAGAGGAAGCACCAAGTATGGAAGATATGAGTGCTGAAATGAAAAGTGAAATCGAAGCATTGAAGTTATCAGTTGCTGAATTAAAGTCAGCAATGGAAAGCAACAAGCCACAAGATTTCTCAAGTGACATTGCAAGTCTTAAAGAAACTCAAAAAGAATTATTTGAAACCATCAAAGCATTCAATGAGAGCAAAGATGTAACAAGCAAAGCAAACAACTTTAAGAAAGCCGAAGTAAAAATCAGCAACAAAATTAATGCTATGGCAGAAAGATTCGCAAAAGAAGGTAATTTAAATTAAAAAAAACAAATCAATAAAATGAAATTAAAATTCGGTTATGATGTAAGTGGGTTAGCCGTTTATGTCAATGAGGAAAAACTTCCTCTATTTATGAAGAGTGTATTCGCTGGAGAATCTGCTCAAATGTTTACCATCCAAGAAGGCATCAAATACAAAGATGTGATTAACATAATGGACCAGCAAGTGTATATGAGAGCGAACACTGGATGTTCAACTTTCACTGCGTCTGGAAACCAAATCTTCACACAAAAAGAAATCAGTGTTGATGGTATCATTCACGAAACTGCTTTGTGTCCTAATGACCTTGAGAATTACTGGGCAAGAGTTGGTCTTCAAACTGGTCAATACTATGATACAATGGCATTCGAATCTGAATGGTCGGCTTACTATACTGCATTGATTAATGCTGAAGTTGAAAAACAAATCTGGGAAGGTAACAAATCAACTGGGACTGGCAACTTGGCTTTAGTGAATGGTATCTTGAAAGCAGTTGATGGTGATACGGCTTGTATCGATGCGAATGTGACGGCTGGTTCTTACACTCAAAAGACTTCAATTACTGCATCAAATGTCATTGAAATATTTGAGCAAATGATTACTAAATTACCTCAATCAATTGAGGGTGCTGAAGATTTATTCTTTGCTTGTTCTTGGTCAACTTTCAAGAAATTACTTTCTGCTTTCAGAACATTGAACAATTACTATGTAGATGTGAACACTCCGAATCCATATACAACTGGTGAATACACATTGCCAACTTGGGGAATCAAAGTGAAAGCATTCAAAGGTTTAACCAGCGAAAGAATTGTTTTGACAAGAGTAAGCAATATTGTGCTTGGAACAGATTTGAGAAATGACTTCGAAGGTTTCCAAGTTTGGTATGAGCAAAAGGATGACAAAATTCTTACCAGATTGAAATACAAATTGGGTGCTGAAGTTGTTATCGGTTCAGAGGTTGTTGAATATACAAATAAATAATTAACTTATGCCGTGTATTCTAACATCTGGATTTACACTTCCTTGTCGCAAGTCGATGGGTGGAGTGCAGAAAGTATACATAACTGAGTTATCTAATGAGGCAACATTTGTTGTTGCATCTGGAGTTGTAACTACATTCACATTAACTGCTCCCAAGAAGTTTTTTGAATACAATTTGACAATGGGTGGTTCTTCAGCGACTGCAACTATCGGAGGCGATAGAGCAGTTGGTTCAAGATTCTACACTCATTCAGTTACAATTCAATTGCCTAAATTCGAAACGGCAATTAGAAACGAAATTATGTTACTTGCCCAAAACACTTTGATGATTATTGTCCTTGACCAGAATGGAAAGTATTTCTTGTATGGTCATAGCGAATCAACAAAGAGAGGTTTGGAAATAAGCGAAGGAAGTGGACAAACTGGAACGGCATCAGCCGACTTATCTGGATTTACATTGACTTTTGCTGGTGATGAGATTGATTTACCATTAGAGGTGACATCTGGTCTTATTGCGACATTAACTGCTTAAGAGGGGTTTTTCATATATAAGGGGAGTGGGTAATTTATTCACTCCCTTTTTTTACAAATGTTATATTTAGTACAAAATACAACCAACACAATTATCTTATCTCTCATTGAGAAGGTAACGATAAGCACACCGACATTTCTGTTCAGATTTGTCCACAAAGAAACATTGAATGAATATGCTTGTATATCTGCCATCGATACCTTATATTCGCAAGATAGACAATCATTCAAAATAATCACGAAATCAACAACACCATCCCCATTGCTTGGGGAGTTGCAATTAATATATGGAGATGAATATAATTATTACATCTATGCACAATCATCAACAACTAATCTCAACTACACATTAGCAAATGAACTTGTCGAAGAGGGAATTATGAAGTTGAATAAAACAATCACACCGAGAAACAAATATGCAAGAAACACCACAACAAGAAAGTCTTACATCAGATAAGTATGTCTTCGGAAGTTTCCCATTGTGGGAACATAAAACTCCAGAATTTCGTGAGAAGAAAGGAGTAAACTATATTTACTTTGGTGAGACCAATGATTATACTGACTATCTGATTTACTTGTATAATAGGTCAAGCATACACTCTGCCATTGTCAATGGTAAAACAAGATTCATACTTGGTGGTGGATGGGAAGTCAAAGGTGGAAACATTAATCCAGAATTAACAAAGTTCATTAACAATCCGAATCCAAATGATTCAATGGATGAACTTACGCAAAAGAGTATACTGGATAGGAAGATATTTGGTGGCTATGCATTAAGAGTTATCTGGATGAATGGTAAGATTGTCAATCTATATCACCAACCATTCCAGACTATTAGAACAAATGCTGACCATTCTTGTTATTTCATCTCTAATGAATGGACAAGAGATATGTCCACCAAAGCGACATATAAAAGCAGTCAGAAGATTCCAGATGATATGAGGACAATTGCTCCATTTGACCCTACAAAAAGAGATGGGGAGCAGTTATTATATATCACAGATTATCGACCACAGACAAACATATATCCTCTTCCAGAATATCGTTCAGCAATTGCAAGTATTGAAACACAAATTGAAATTAGCAATTACTTTTTAACTTTGATTAAGTCTGGATTTTCGGCTGGTCACATTATCACTTTGTATAATGGTAAGCCATCACCAGAGGAAGCCAAAAAAGTTGAGCGACAATTAAAAAATAAGTTTACTGGCACAGACAATGCTGGTGAGGTGATTCTAAACTTTGCAGAGATAAATGAGAAAGAGCCGAGTGTCACTCCATTAAGAGGCAATGACCTTGATAAGCAATATGAACAGATGAGTGCATCTGCGATTGAGCAGATTATATTTGCTCACAATATATCCAGTCCAATGTTGTTTGGTTTGAAGACTGAAGGACAACTTGGTGGAAGGAGTGAAATGGATATTGCGTGGAATCTGTTCACGATAAACTATGTTGAGCCAAATCAAAAACAAATTGAAAATGAGTTCAATTACATTTTGAACTTTGCTGGATTTATGGACAACATTGTATTGCAACCATTAAAGAAATTGAACATTGAATTGTCTGAACAAGCAATCTTGAATGCGTTAAGCAAAGATGAGATTCGCCAGATAGTGAGCGAGAATGCTGGACTTAAGACAACGCAACAATTGAAGACAGATGACTTATTGACAACACTTAATTCAATGTCTCCATTAGTTGCAAATAAGATATTAAGTTCACTTACCACAAATCAAATCTTGGGTATTGTTGGACTTCCTCCAATAGTTGGAGGTGATGCCATTGCTCCGACACCAGCGACATTCAATGATGAGTTCAACACAAAGTTGATTACAGAGTTCAGTAAGATAGGTGTTGAGGCAAGTAAGCAAACTTTTGCTGATGTGCAATTGTCACCAGATGAACAAGCAGTTGTTGACTATCTGAAAAAAAAAAGTAAAGTAAACATTGCCCAAGCAACAAGAGAATTGAAAGTTGATGTTCAGAAAATTATGAATACATTAATTGAAAACAATGTTGTTGTTGCGAAAGCAAATGGTGGTGGAGGAGCAGATATCGTTGAATATACCATCAAGGAAATTCAAGAGCCAAACAAAGGCTATCAAGTTAAGACCTATTATGAATATGCGTGGGTGAATCCATCGGATGCCAGTTCAATTGATAGGTCAAGGGAGTTTTGCCAAGTGATGATGAGAATGGGCAAGAGATACACCAAGGCTGAAATCGATAATCTTGACAACACGATGAGACAATATATTGACCCATCATTGTACATCAATGGAGACACATCAATTTGGACATATAGAGGTGGTTGGTATACTATGCCAAATACAAATGGATTATTGCACACACCATCTTGCAGACATTACTGGAAACAAGTACAAATAAAAGAACAAATCTAATGACACCATTATTCATTGAAGCATCAAGGCTGAAAAATTTTTCAGTAATATCTGAAAACTTGGACAATAAACTAATTGAGCCAACCATTATAAATGTGCAAGAATTATTCTTGTATGAAATCCTTGGCAAAGATTTATATGCAGAAATTTGCACACAAATTAATGCTGGTTCGGTGAGTGCTTTGAATCAAACTTTGCTTAATGATTATCTTGAGCCGTATCTAATCAATAAGGTGATATCTGAATCGGTTATAGATGTCACATTCAAGATTAGAAACAAGGCAATAATGACCACATCTTCGGAGAATGGTCAAGTTGTATCAACATCAGAATTGGCACAGATACAAGGAAAATATAACAACATTGCAGAGGGATACAGAAGCAAGATTGATGAATATCTTTGTGAGAATGGAAGCAGTTATCCGTTATATTGTCCAAAGAATCACACAACTTCAATAGGTGGAATTTATTTAGGAAACTCAAGATATGAAAACAGATATAAAAACAAATATCCAAGCAAAGACAATTGTTGATGGAGTTACCAAAAATAATATCTTAAAATTATTAAAATTTGAAAACGAAAAACCAACTAAACTTTGCCCTAAAACAACTGGCAAGTAATCATTTGCAGATTCAGTCTTATGGCTATGGTCAGAAGTTCGAACAACAAGCCGTTGAAGGTGTTGGATATCCTATGATGTGGGTGATATGTAATGATGAGACCTTATCATCCGGAACACTTTCATACAATTACAGAGTCATCATTGCAGATAGGGTGAGAAAGGATGAGAGCAATGAATTGGAAGTTGAGAGTGATACGGATATAATCATAAAGGATGTGATATCTTATATGTATCGTTACTGCCAACAAAATCAACTTAAATTGAATGAGTCAACAACCATCTCTCCTTTTTGGGAGGATTGGAGCGATGAGGTGACTGGGCATTTCTGTGATTTATCTTTTGAAGATTTCTTTGATTTCGATTCTTGTAATTTGCCATTAGCCGATGAAATACCAGAGGGTGATTTCGTGGAGACAAATGGTATTTTCTTCAGTAATTCAATTTACTCCAAAGCATTAACCATACCATCGCCAGTCATAACTGATGATATTCCAATATTTTTCACATATTCGTCTATCATTGTGAGACAGATTAACGATGTGGTAACTGGAACGAATCCATCTTTGGCATATAATATCTATTTTTCGGATGACAAGAACGATGCGACACCATCGAAGATTTGGACAACAGACAGAGTGGTAAATGTGCAAGACGGAGCAGAGACGGAAGTGTTTGACACGAAAATAATCCCAGCCAACAATTGGGTCTGGATTAAATTTTCAAGCATTACCGGATTGGTTAATTTATTCTCAACAAATTTATTTTATAAAATAACAATATAATGGCAACATACAACAAATTCAACTCTTTCGTAGAGGCATTGGCAGAAAAGGTCCACAATTTAGGTGCAGATACATTGACAATTGCATTGACATCATCTGCAAATGCTCCAGTTTCAACCAACACTCAATTGAGTAACTTAACTCAAATAAGTTATACCAACTTATCATCAAGAGTATTGACAACTTCAGCAAGTTCACAGACATCTGGAACATATAAGTTGGTGATTAATGACTTGGTGCTTACGGCATCTGGTGGTTCTGTCGCTCCATTTCAGTATGTAGTGATATACAATGACACGGCAACCAATGATGAATTGATTTGCTGGTTTGATTATGGTTCATCCGTAACATTGGCAAATGGTGAAACATTAACACTTGACTTTGACGGAACAAATGGCTTGTTGCAAATAGCATAAAGATGAAAGTAATTCAAAAAACACAATCAATCCTCTATCTATCAGATGCTGGAGATTGGGGATTGCAAGTTAGCAATGAAAGTTTTGAAATACTTCCACAAGTTGGTGTTTTAAATTATCAATCTGGAGTTAATCTTGATAATTTAGCACAATTAATAATAGAGGCAAAAGAACACGCAATTGAAAATGAAATAGTATGGCAGTAATAACAGATTTATCCGACTTAATAAACAGACAATCTGGTGGAAATAGTGGATTGCCCGAAAATATCTTTTTTCACAAAGTCCCAAGGGTTGCTGGTGTTACTGCAACTTCTCCAATATCGGGTAGAGGATGTTCTCTTTGGACATATGATGGAATGCCATCATCTGGTGTTGTTCCAACAAGTGGTGTAATCCCAGATAAAACAACAATTGGGGCAATACCTTTTACTGCACCAAGTGGAGGAAGAGAAAAATGGTTAATCGGTGCATCTATTACTCCACTAATTGCGGGAGTTTATCTTTTATATGATAGGTTATTTCATATAGGAAATCTGAATGCAACTTCGATATCTGCTCAAACAATTCAAGGCTCTCCCGCTACACCATCGCTAACAAGAAACACAAGCGGTGCTGGGAATATAGCATTCTATGAAATATATACAATAATAGGCACAACATCTACAACACTAACGATGACCTACACCAATCAAGGAGGGACTGGCTCAAGGACATCAACAATAAATATAGGTGCAACGGGTTTCCGTGAAGTATCAAGGATGCAGAGAATCCCACTTCAAGCGGGTGATTCTGGTATACAATCAATACAACAAGTTCAATTAAGTGCAACAACTGGAACGGCTGGAAATTTTGGAATTACAATCGCTCAACCATTGGCTTGGATACCAGTGAATGCAGTTGGTACAATGGGGTGGCGAGATTACACAACTGGACTTCCAAGTATACCAGTAATCAATCCAGATGCTTGTTTATCTTTAATGTTTATCCCAGCGAGTGGAAATGCTCCAGAATTATTTGGTTCAATCGCAACAATACAGAAATAATGGCTTTAAGTGACTTCAATCAATATTTATCAAAACTTGGAGATAATCGGGAATGTGATTTCATAATGGGTGGTGGAAGCCCAAGAACATCGAGACTTTCTGCGGGATGGAGAAATTTTATACCATCTCCAAGTACACCAACAACATCGGTAACACTTAACAAGGATAGTCTTGAATGCATTAGTCCTATTCCAGCAATTAGTTCGGGTAGTTTACAATTGTTAGGGGCGAGATTAAGTTCATCGGCTGGAGGTGGAGCAAGTATTATTTTGATGGATTTGCTGGTCCACAATGGGGGGTTGGATGCAACTTTAACAACAACACAAACAACAAATCTTCCGACTGCATCATTGACAAGGTACACATCTGGAGAGGGTGTAATGGGTGCGGTAATTATTTACGCTGTTTTAGGAACAACTGCGAGTACTTTCACAATCAGTTATACAAACCAAGCGGGGACATCTGGAAGAACATCAACTGCCACACAAATTGGTGCGGGATTTTATAGGGAAGCCATTGGGTTAATACCTATTCCTTTACAAGCGGGAGATACGGGCATAAGAAGTATTGAATCTGTTACACTTGCTGGAACAACTGGGTCAATTGGCAACTTTGGTGTGTGTCTATACAAGC